CTGGTGATTCAAGAGAAGGATTGTTTAAATCATATCCTGTATTATTTGATTGGGTTAGAGATAATGGTTATAGAATGACTTGGAGGCCTCATATTATTGCTTTTGAAGATCAACGCGAAGTATAGTGGATAAACAAGAAGCCCTTCGTATATTGGAGGAAATAGAAGAAAATGTAAATACATGCTGTGCTATAACTATGGAGCCAGATGATGTATTAGTATTAATAGACAAATTAAAAAGTTATATAAATGGAGAACAAACGTAGAAAAGTCCACGAAGAATTAGAAGTAGTAAAAGTAGGTTATGCAAATGGGGTTGCTGAAGGGTTCCCTTTCACTAATATAGAAAAAGCAAGAATGATTGATGATGCAGAAGAAGCTTATGGTAAGTTTTTGGATGCATTAAAATGTGATTGGAGAGAAGACCCAAATTCAATGGAAACACCTCGACGAGTAGCAAAAGCATATGTGAATGATTTATGGGCTGGTAGATACACAGCAATGTCTCCTATTACGTCATTTCCCTCGGATGGTTATGATGGTATTGTTATAGAACGTAATATACCGTTAACTTCAATGTGTTCTCACCATCACCAAACAATTGGAGGTGTAGTTCATATTGGTTATATAGCAGGTGAAGGTGGTCAAGTAATTGGGTTATCTAAGTTAAATAGAATTGTAGAATTATTTGGTAGAAGAGGAGCAATCCAAGAACAATTAACATCAGCGATTCATAATGCTGTAGATAAAATTACAGCTGGAAATAAGGGTGTAATTGTAACTATAGTTGGAACACATAATTGTGTAAGTTGTAGAGGTGTTAAACATCAAGGTGCAGCAATGGTTACTACTAAAGCATCAGGTGTATTTAAAGATAATAAGAATTTAGCTCGCAAAGAATTCTTTGATAGTTTAAAAATTAATAACGGAGGACACAATATATAGTTATGTTAAAAATAAGTGAAAATAAATTAAAATTAAGCTGGGATGATATTAGTTATTTAGTAGATGATCTATGTCAAAAAATCCCATTAGAACTACCCCTAATAGATTCAGTACATGGTATAGCTAGAGGAGGATTAATTCCAGCAGTTATGATATCCCATAAATTAGATTTACCTTATGTAGATGTAATAGGCAAAAATACTCTAGTAATAGATGATATAGCAGATAGTGGGGTTACTTTAGAAAAAGCACCTGGTGTTTACACAGCAGTATTACATTATAAACCTCATACTTCTTGTTTTAAACCAAATTTATGGTCTGAATTACATGAAGGAGATGAGTGGTTAATTTACCCTTGGGAAATGTATAATGCAAAACCAATGCAAGATTACCTACAAAGTAAAGAATTTGAAGAATTTGCTGAAAGAGAAGATAATTCTTTGGTATGGTCAGAAGAAGATAGTAAATTACATACCATAGGGGGATTAACCAATGATAAAGAGGGATCATTTATAAAATTTCAAAATAAAATGAATAAAAATGGGTAAACAATTAGAATTATTTAGCAAAGCCGACGTGCCCTTTGTTAATGAAGTAGAAACTTTTAATCGCACGTTTAATAAACCGAATAATTATGAGCCAACAATACCAGAAAAAAAGGAATGGCAATTCGTATACGACTTTGTACTTGAAGAATTGGAAGAATATAGACAGGCTTGCGAAAACGGAGACATCGTGGAAGTTTTGGATGCTTTGTGTGATATTGCTTACGTTTCCCTTGGGAACGGTACTATGTTACACGGCCTTAAAGATAAGATATGGCCTGCATATCAAGAAGTACAAGGAAGCAATATGTCGAAGTCTTGTAGCACTAAAGAGGAAGCCATGGAAACTGTCACCCTCCGCTCTAAAGAACAAGATGAGCCATGTCACTTTGAACAGGTCGAAGACCGATTCGTAGTATATAGAACACGTGATCGTAAAGTAATGAAATCTATTAATTACTATAGACCAGACTTAAAACAATTTTTCACAGGAAACGAATTACAAAAATTTCATAAACCAGCAACTTTTATTTAATGTATAAAAAGTGTTATCAAGGTAAAAAATTAGGACATAATGTTTGGGAAATGCATCTTTGGGAAGAAGATAAGGGTCACCAAGTTATTCCTTATGAAAATATAGCATATCAAGAATGTAAGGAAGAAGATCACACTAATATTGGATTAAATGGTGAATATTTAAAGCATACCAATAATTGGTTTTTTTCTAAAAATCCAAATTATAGTGATAAAAATACTCCTGGGTTGCATTTCCATGATATGAAAATCCATCAAAAATTTCTAGTAGAAAGATATGGAACTAATGATGTACCTTCTTCAGGACATAGGGAAGTATTTTTTGATATTGAGTGTGAAATTGGAGGGGCATTAACTGAAGATTATATTGAAAGTGCCCCAATGCCTATTACCTCAATTGCTTGGTGGGATAAAACCCCAGATACTTGGCATATTTTAATTCTTGATAAAAAAAATCAACTTAAACATACTAAAGCTAGAAATAAAGAAATTATACCTTGTAATACTGAAAGTCAATTACTAGCTAAATTTATTGAAATAATCAGGGACATAGATCCTGATATCTTAATTGGTTATAACTCAGATTATTTTGATATACCTTACTTATATTATAGAATGTGTAATACAATAGGTAAGGAATTTGCTGATCATTTATCACCTTTAGGTAAAGTAGAATCTAAGAAATTCTCCAAATTTTTCTATAAACGAAATCAATATGTTGATATTGTAGGAGTTGAATCACTTGATTATATTCGTTTACATAAAAAATATAGTTGGAAAGATGAACCCAGTTGGAAATTAGATGCTATTGGAGAGAAATATGTTGGTATGAATAAAGTTGAGTATGAAGGAAATTTAGATCAATTATTTGAAACCGATATACAAAAGTTTATCCAATATAATTTTGTTGATGTTGAAATACTTCAAAAATTAGATGAAAAATTACAATATATTGCTTTAACTAAAAACTTATCACATAAAGGTAAACATAATTATAGTGAAGTTTATTCTAATAGTGTAACCCAAGATGGAGCAATTTCAGCTTATTTATTATCTCAAAATATAATCCCACCACCTAAAGAACCTAATCCACAAAAGAAAGACGGTTATGCCGGAGGATACCTTTTTTGCCCCAAAGCGGGATTATACAAGTATATGTTTGATGAGGATTTAACATCATTGTATCCATCTATAATTATGTCAATTAACATTGGTAAAGAAACATTCGTGGGTCGTATTATAGATGCAGATGACCGTAATAATAGATTGGGTCTTAACGATTTAAAAGAACGTGACCCCGAAGAAAAATTATTAGTAGAAAATGCAAAACGAAAACAAACCTATGTTAATGCTGGTAGGTTAGTTGAAATGATCAAACAAAATGATTTAGCAGTAGCGGCTAATGGTTCAATGTTTAGAACAGATAAAGAAGCAGTATTATCCACTATACTTAAAAAATGGTTTGAAGAACGTGTTTTATATAAAGGACGTATGAAAAAAGCATATAAATCAGGGGATACAGAAGCAGGTGAATATAATCATTTAATGCAATATACAATGAAAATTTTGCTTAACAGTTTATATGGAGCAACAGCATTACCCTCATTTAGATATGGTATGAATCAATCCATACTAAGTGAAGCAATTACATTATCAGGTCACAGAATTATACAAGAATCAGCTCTATGTGCTAACAGGCATATGAATAAAGTTATGCGAGGAGAAATTAGTTTAAGTTTAACAGATAAAAAAGAAAGTAAAGAAGTTATAACTAATCCAAATATTATTGAACAACCAAGACCAATGTGGTAACCTAAAACTAGAAATATGAAAAAACCAGAAAACAAAATTCCATTATTTAAAGTATTTATGTCTCCAAAAGCAGGAGAAAAAGTTGTAGATGTACTTAATAGTGGTTTTATAGGACAAGGTCCTAAAGTAGAAGAATTTGAAAGTAATCTAAAAGATTATTTTAAACACCCTTACATTCAAACTTTAAATGCTGGAACTTCTGTTTTACATATGGCATTACATCTACTTAAAAAACCTCAAGAACACCTAGAAGATGTATTTCAAGGATTAGCTTGGGTACAACACAAATGGCCTGGTTTAAAACCTGGGGATGAGGTTTTATGTACTGCAATGACTTGTACTGCTTCAAATTGGCCTATATTAGCTAATGGGTTAAAAATTAAATGGGTAGATATTGACCCTAAAACCCTAAATATGGATTTAGATGATTTAGAAAGTAAAATTACTAAAAAAACTAAAGTTATTATGGGTGTTCATTGGGGTGGGTATCCATTGGATTTAGATCGTATTAAAGAAATCCAAAATAATATTCGTAAAAAATTCGGTTGGGCTCCTGCTCTTATTGAAGATGGAGCTCATTCATTTGGATCTGAATATAAAGGAAAGCCAATTGGTACTAATGGAAACTTGACTATGTTTTCGTTACAAGCTATTAAGCATGTAACATCAATTGATGGTGGTTTATTATTTAGTCCTCATAAAGAATTACATAGTAGAGGTAAATTAATTAGATGGTATGGGATTGATAGAGATGGTGATCGAAAAGATTTTAGATGTGAAGCTGATATAGAGGAATGGGGTTTTAAATTTCATATGAATGATGTTTGTGCTACTGTAGGTATTGAGAACTTTAAATTTATGGAAAATATAGTTACTAAACATAAAGAAAATGCCGCTTATTATGATGAAAATCTAAAAGACATTAAAGGAGTTACTTTATTAGAACGAAAAGAAGGTCATGATTCTGCTTTTTGGATTTATACTATGCTAGTAGATGACAGGGATGGCTTTTATAAACATATGGATGAATGTAACATCACAGTATCCCAGGTACATGAAAGAAATGATAAGCATACTTGTACATCTGAGTTTAGAACTGATTTGCCTAATTTAGATAAAACCATAGGAAAAGTAGTTAATATTCCTGTTGGTTGGTGGGTAACAGAAGAAGAAAGAGAATATATTGTAGAATGTATTAAAAAAGGATGGTAAGTTGAAGGATTTATTTCTAATAACAGCATATACTCCTGATGATGAAAGGAAAAATTTACTAAGAGATTTTATATCTTCTATAGATAAAAAACTATTTGATATTATGGTAGTTAGCCATAGTAGTATTCCAGAGGATATTATTAATAAAGTAAATTATTTTATTTATGATTCTTCAAATATATTATTAACAGATTTTGAATACAAATACATAATGTATTACGAAAGTGATAATTTTACTATTTATACTACTGAAAATAGACCTTTTAATCATTTTATAGCTGCTTGGAAATTAGTAACCTTAGGGTTATTGACAGCAAAGAATGAAGGATATAAAAAAGTTCATTGCATTGAATACGACACAGAACTATTATCTGCAGACGAATTTGTAGAAAATTCTATTCTTTTAGATAAACATAGTTTAGTGTATTATGGTACAAATTATCAACCTTCTATTATTAGTTTCCCTATATCTTTTCATTTAGATAAAATTAATGAACAATGGTTTATATGTAATGAAAAAGAATTAAAACATCAATTATCAACGGGACACATTAGAACAATTGAAGATCATGAATTAAAAATTTTAAATAACGAACCTAATAAACTATCAAAATCTCATACATTATTATTTGAAAATAATATTAAAATAAATAAGTACTATTCAGGAGGTGAAGATATATGGGTAGCTCCTGTTGTAGATAAAGAGGATAATTTACTAGTATTTTCTTGGAATCGTCCCCAAACATTATTAAAAGAAAACGTGTCTTCGTATAATGTAAAAATTTTAATAGATAATAAAGACTATATTGATTATGATAATCAGTTAGGCGCATGGCATTTAAATCCCATAAAAAACATTAATGATATTCAAAATTTAACTATTATTAGAAATAATAAAAAAATAGTTACATATGACTTTAATAAAATAGATAAAAATAAATTTAAAAGTTTAAATAGACATGAAAGTAAGTAAGTTACAATTTGATGATTTAGAAGAACTAAAAATTATTAGGGATTATTGTTTAGATTATTTAAATGATTCTACTTCTTTTACATTAAAAGAAACTATAGAATGGTTTACAACAACTAACCCTGAATGGTATGTAATTAGAGTAAAAAATAAAGATAAAATAGCAGGATATATCAGAACATCAGAGTATGATAGTAAAAATAAAACTATTTATATAGGTCTTGATTTACATCCTGATTTTAGGGGTAAGGGTTATGCTTTTGAAGCATATCAAAAAATAATACAACAACTTAAAGAAGATAAAAATTTAAGAAGGTTTTACTTAGAGGTTCAAGTATCTAATTTTAGAGCATATAATTTATATAAAAAACTAGGGTTTAAAAATATAGGTATTATTCCTGAAAAGTTTTATAATAAAAAAAAGGGTTTTGTTGATGTAGTTTTAATGTACAAGAATGTTTAATATGGGTAAAAAATCTTGTTATATTGCTGTCTTTTGGCTAGGGGATAGAAGAAAAGAAATTAATGAAAATAAAGAAGATAAACTATTTTATTTAAGAAACCATTTAGCTTATTTATCTAATTATTCACATAATCTTAACGATATATTTTTAGTATTTAATCTAGAAAAAGAACATGAAAAATATATCCCAGAAATTGAAAAAATAGTCCCAGACCAAATACAAGGTTCTAAAGTAACTATTATTACAAGAGAAAATAAGGGTTTAAGTTATGGTGCTTGGAGTGATACTTTTAAAGCATATAAAAATGATTATGATTATTATATATTTAATGAAGATGATTATTTTTTTGTTCAAAATAATTGGGATCAATATTTAATAAATAAATTTAATTTTTATGGTAATTGTGGTTATATTTGTCCCCTAGTAAAAGAACCAATACTTGCACACCATTATAAAAAACATGCAGGACACTCTACAGGTATATCTTCGGGTGAGGTTTTAAATAAAGTTTTAGATAAGTTTGGAGAACTTCCCCATTATGCTACAAATAATTATATTGAAGGGGAATTTTCTCAGGTAATTTTTTCTCATTCTTTTATAGAGGTGGGGTATGATATATATGATATTAGGGATGATTATAGAGTATTTTTCTCTAGAACAGAACCAGATTCTACAGATGTATGGAAGCTATGGTTTTGGAATCCAGAACATTTATTATTACCAGCTGACATTTTAACCTTTAATAATTTTGGGGAAATTCTCCCCCATACTTATTGGATTACTTATGATTACCCATATACTTCCTATCATAAACCAAGTAATTTTAAGGAAGCAGTAGAATGTAGAGAGAAAAAAATAGAATTACATGAATTAAGAGAATCAAAAACAAAAATAGGTAAAAATACATAATTATGGCTTTAAAAAAACAATCGATAAGAAAAAATATGCATATTACATCTGAGGGAAAGAATGTATCTAAAGATGAAATAATACAATTAAGTGAAAATTGGTCTGAAAAACAAGAAAACTTTTTTAGAAAAATGCTTAAACAAGGAGGTCAGTTTAAAATAAATGGAGTACCTTATAAAGTAGTATTAGAATTAAGAGATGATTTAGACTCAAATGGAAATGCACCTGTAAATTTACCACCAATATCTGGGGAAAGATCATTTTAAAAATAAAAATATGTTAGTAGAAATTTCAAACGGAGAATTATTAGACAAAATTTCAATTTTAGAATTAAAATTGCTCAAAATAGAAGATGAAGAAAAGTTAACTAATATTATGGTTGAGTTTGATGCTCTTAACCCTTTAGTTATAGAATTATTTGAAAAACATGATGGTCAATTACAAAATCATTATCTTGAATTAGCTAAGATTAATGGGCAACTTTGGGACATAGAAGATTGGATTAGAGATTGTGAACGTGAAAAGAGATTTGATAAAGAATTTGTAGAATTGGCTCGTTCTGTGTATATTACAAACGATAAAAGATGTGAAGTTAAAAAATTAATTAACATTTTAACATCATCAGGGTTAGTAGAAGAAAAATCATATAAAAAATATTAATGAAACATTTAGAAGAAACACCTTGGTGGATATGTGATGCAGATGATGAAAATTATTGTGCTTATGTAGACACTGATTCTAATTATTTTAATGCTGAACCTATTTTACTTCATTTATACCCTAATTTTGAAGAATTTAGCGATAAAGAAAAAGATGATATTTTAGAAAAAGTAGCACTTAAATATCAGGATATTATCACAGACCATTATGATGTTTTGGCTAAAGAATGCTTTAATGTCCCAGAACATAGACTTGAAATGAAAACAGAATGTGTTATCCGTTCAGCCTATTTTAGAGCAACCCGTCGTTATGCTCAATGGATTACTAAACAAGAAGGTATTGAAAAAGAATCTTTAGATATTAAAGGTTTAGAGTTTATGAAAGCAAATTTTCCACCTATTTTAGGGGAATTTTTTAATGATATACTTCAACAAGTACTTAAAGGTGAAGAAAAAGCTAATATTATAGACCAAATTAAAGTGTTTAAAAAGCAAATATTAGGTGGTGAGATACCATTAGCAAAATTAGGTAATCCAACAGCTGTTAAAAAACTTCAAAAGTATCAAGGTACAAGTGCTAGAGCGGGTGAAATGTTTACTGAGATACTTAAAGGTGCTCCTGCACCTGTAAGAGCAGCTATTCGTTATAATGATTTATTAAAATTATGGAAATTAGATAGAAAACATAATTTAATTACTATGGCTGATAAAGTTAAATGGATTTATTGTAAAGATAATCCATACAAGATAGAGGCATTAGCATTTTTTGATTATGATATTCCTAAAAAGGTACAAGAATTTTTAGATAGATATGCTGATAGACAGAAAGTATTTGATTCAATATTGTTAAATAAATTAGAAGGGTTCTTTAGTGATTTGCAATGGTCATTAGATTTAAATCCTTATACAAATGCCTTAAGTTCATTTGAAATTTAAAATAAAATTCGTATATTACAGTTATGATAAATAAGAGCACACTCACATCAGTTATTTCCAAATATTACTTAAATGGTTTAAATAATCAAGTAAAATGGAGAATCAAAGACAACCAACTTACTATTTACGCAGGTGAATCCGGTAGAGTATGTAAAATAGAGCATAATAATTTTCCATTAGAGGATGCTGAATTAGGTGTATTTGATACACATAAATTAAGTAAGTTAATATCTATTACTAATGGTGATCTAATGGTGTCATTAGAAAAAATGAAAGCCGTTTACACTAAAATTCATTTTGCAGATGCTAATTTTGATTTAACTTACTCATTGGCTGATATCCTTATTTTAGGAAAAAACACGTATTATGAAGACCCAGAATCATTTGAAATGGAGCTTGATTTGACTAGAGAAGATATTGACCATTTAATTAAAGCTAAAAGTGCTTTAGCTGATGTAAATAATATGTTAATCACAAGTACTACAGATATGGATGGTACAAATATTTGTGAATTTATATTTGGTGATAATACTGGATTTTCAAACAAAATTACATATCAAATTCAGGGTAATATATCTAAAAGTGGTATTGAAATTCCTTTTGATTCTGATATCTTTAAAGATATTTTAAATTCCAATAAAGATATGGATAGTGGTACACTAAAATTATCAGAACAAGGAATGCTAAAATTAAACTTCTATTCAGAAGAAGTAAATAGTGAATACTTTATTGCAAGAAATGAGTAAACACATATGTATAATAGAACATAAAATGGAGCTAGGGCACTTGTTATGTTTAAATTAAATTAACCGAGAGCTACGGCCTCACAAAACTAAATGATATGAGTACATTATTCAATGAACGTACACCGTTCGACTTACTATTCCGTAACTTTTTTAAAGCAGACGGATCTTTTCAACCAACAACGTTTGACAACAAACAACCACACCCACTAGATATTTTTTACGACGAAGAAGGGCTCCACTTTGAGATTGCCTGTACTGGTCTAACTAAAAAAGACATCCAACTAGAAATAGATGGAGATCTTTTAAAAATTATCTATGATAAACCAAAAGAAGAAGAAGATTATTCTGGTTACATCTATAAAGGATTAGCTAAACGATCTTTTAACCTAGGTTATAAAGTAGCAGCTAAATTTGAACTTGAAAGTTTAACTGCTGGGATGAAAGATGGCTTACTTCATATTTTTATTCCAATAGCTGAATCTAAAAAGCCAAAAACAATTAAAATTCAATAAAGGTATACACAAAAAAGCGTGTCCTAGCACATTTTATTTCGTATATTCACGGATAAATAAAATAAAACAAGTTATATGTCTGTAAAAAGAAAATCGATTCAAACTATTACTGACCCCTTATTAGAGCCTTATTTCATCACAAAAGATGAATACAGTTATACTGTAAAAGAAATGGTTACTTCTGATGCAAGTCATTTTAGATCTAAAGGTAAAAGTAAAACCTACGAAAAATCTTTATATTATTATCCTGAATTTGAACAAGCAATTAGTAAAATTGCTGATTTAAAAACTACAAAAGATGATTTTGATAGTTTAAATGAATATTTAGAAAATTATAAATTAATTAAAAATCAAATTAAAAATTATACTGATGGAATTAGAAGCGCTATTTGATGCTGTTATAGTTAAACCTATAGAAATTGAAGAAACAACCTATGGTAATATTATTGTACCAGATTTAGGTAAAGAAAAAAACGAATTAGGTACTGTAGTAGCTGTAGGACCTGGAAAACCAACTATTACTGGAGAATTTATTTCTACTCAAATTAAAATTGGAGATAAAGTAGTATTACCTACAATGGGTTTTACTAAACTACCCTATAATGGAGAAGAATATTATGTAGGTCCTGAAAACCAAATTTTAGCTAAGGTTAAAACACAAGTTGCAATTAAAGAAGCTATTGCAGAAACAGAAGTAAGTGAAACTGAAAAAGAAATCTTAAACGATATTTAAAAATGAGTAAACAAGTTATTTTAGGTTCAGAAGCAAGAACCAATTTAGTAAAAGGAATTGATACACTAGCAGATGCCGTAGTATCAACATTAGGTCCAAACGGTAGAAATGTAGTTATTTCTAATCCACAAGGTGCCCCTCAATCTACAAAAGATGGTGTTACTGTGGCTAAATCAATTACACTAAAAGACCCTAACCAAGAATTAGGGGTACAACTAGTAAAACAAGCCGCAATTAAAACAGCTGAAAAAGCAGGTGATGGTACAACTACATCTACTTTATTAGCTAGAGAAATGATTCAAGCTGGATTAAATGCTCTAAATAATAACGAAAATGCGGTTCAAATTAAAAGAGATATTGATTCCACAGTAAAAGATATAGTTAATAATCTTAAGAACCAAATATCAGAAGATATTTCAGGTGAAGAGCAATTAGAACAAATTGCATCAATTTCAGCTAATAATGATCCCGAAACTGGGAAATTAATTGCTACGGCAATTGAAAAAGTAGGATTAGAAGGGGTTGTTCATATCGAAGAATCTCGTACAGGAGAAACTTATTTAGAAACTGTTGAAGGGTTACAGTTTGGAAGAGGATATAAATCTCCTTATTTTGTTACTAATAATAACAATATGACTGCTACATTAGATAACCCCCTAATTCTTATTGCTGATCAAAAAATTACTCAAGTAAAAGAACTATTACCTATATTAGAAGCAGTATCGGCACAAGCAAAATCACTTTTAATTATAGCTGAAGATATTGATAATGAAGCTTTAGCAACCCTTATTGTTAATAAAATGAGAGGTACAATGAAAGTTGTAGCAGTTAAAGCACCTGATTTTGGTGATAGACGTAAATTAGTTTTAGAAGATATTGCTGTCACCACAGGTGGGGTAGTATGTGATAAACAAAAAGGTATGAAACTAGATAAATTCTCTTGGGAATGGTTTGGTGAAGCTCGTACTGTAACTGTAGAAAAAGAACAAACAACAATTGTAGATGGAAAAGGAACAGTTGAATCAATTGAAGCACGTATTGAAGAATTACAACAACAAATCTCAAAAGCAACAACGCCGTTTGAGATCGAAAAGCTCCAAGAAAGATTGGCGAAATTCACAGGAGGAGTAGCTATTATCCATGTAGGTGGGAATACTGAAACTGAAATGAAAGAGAAAAAAGATAGAGTTGATGATGCATTACATGCAACTAAAGCTGCTATTGAAGAAGGTATAGTACCGGGAGGGGGAACAGCATTATTATATGCTTCCTCAGGTCTAGAAGCTAAATCAACTGGAGCTCAAATTGTAATTGAAGCATGTGCTAAACCTTTTAATCAAATTTTAGTTAACGCTGGTTATGATAAAGTCAAAGGACAAATTTTAGCTGATAATTTAGTCAATTCTGGTAATGATACTTGGGCAGGTTATAATATTAAAACTGATGAAATAGTTAATATGAAAGAAGCTGGAATTATTGACCCAACCAAAGTAGCTAGAACTGCACTACAAAATGCAGCGTCAGTTGCAGGTACAGTATTACTTACCGAATGTACCGTAGTAGATGAACCAAGTGAAGAATCAAATCAACCTCAAATTGACCCATCAATGATGGGGATGATGTAAGATAATTTCGTATATTATGGCTACACAAATTGAAGAAAAAAATATCCTAATCGCCAGGCGAGTACCGCCTGGTGATAAATGGAGGTTAGTTGCAAATGAACCAGATGGTCCTGTACATAAATCATTAACCGATACTCTAGAAGCTTATATGGTTAAAACAGGGTTTAAGGGGAGTTATAGATTAGAACCATTAAAAAGTAGTTTATATGCAATTGATTCTAAAGAAACAGAAGTAATACCTGAACCTGAAAAAAAATATTCAATATATGGCGAATATGGATCATAGTTTATTAGTAGAAAAATATAGACCCAAAACATTAAATAATTACGTTGGTAATGAAAATATAAAAAAATCAATATCGGCTTATTTAAACCAAAATGATATACAAAATTTTATATTTTATGGTCCTGCGGGTACTGGTAAAACTACATTAGCAAAAATTATTGTTAATACTTTAGATTGTGATCATTTATATATTAATGCCTCAGATGAACGAGGAATTGAAACTATTAGAGATAAAGTTTCTAGTTTTGCATCTGTTGCTTCATTCAAACCCCTTAAAGTGGTTATTTTAGATGAAGCAGATTTTCTTACAATTCAAGCACAAGCATCACTTAGAAATATAATTGAAACATTTTCTCGTACTACAAGATTTATTATGACTTGTAATTTTGTAGAGCGTATTATTGATCCTTTACAGTCAAGGTGTCAAGTACTTAAAATTGTACCCCCAACTAAAAAAGATGTTGCTAAACATTTACATTGGATTTGTAATGAAGAATCAATTACACATGAAGTAAATGATTTAGTACCCTTAGTTAATCAATATTATCCTGATTTACGTAAGTGTATTAACACTATACAATTATCAACTGTAGATGGTGGAGCAAATGATTTATATCTTAGTTTAGACCAATCAGTATTAGTATCATCTAATTATATAGATAAAGTTATTAATGCCTTATCAGAGGGATCTAAACATAATAAAATAGATTGTTATAATGATATACGTCAAATTATAGCTGATGCTAATGTAGATGATTTTGATGAATTATTTAAATCATTATACGAACGTGCATCTGAATACTTACAAAACAAAGAAGGCACAGCCGCTATTTTAATAAATGAACATCAATATAAAGCAAATTTCCGAATCGACAAGGAAATAAATACAATGTCGTTAATTCAAAACTTAATAAATAATAAATAATTATGCAACAGCAAGTACAACAACCCCCAATTGATTTAAAAAATACAACAGCCATTAAAAACTTTGATGGTGGAGTAGTTTTCCAACAAGGAGTAGTATTAAGAACTGTATCTAAATTTGTAATGGGTACAGATGAAGATGCTTTACTCCCAATCCCAGTTTTTTATGATCCATCAACTAAGAAAATTCTCAAGTCATCAGTTCCAAAAGAACTTAGAGAAGAATTGGCTGACGAATTAATGGACTAAGTTTGAAGAATATCTTTGATTGGTTAAAGGCAATTAATACTACTAAACCTCCTGTTGAGTCATTTACTGATAAAGATTGGGAGGTTTGGAACAGTTATATGGTCCACAGGTTCATATCAATGAATCCAGATTATATTGAAGTTGTTAACTATGTGCAAGATTTTCCTCCACAAGAAAAAAGAATGATATATTCTATTTACAAAGAATTTATTCCTAAAAATAATAAATGGAATAAGTATATTAAATCCAAGGTAAAACAACCTAATAAAGATTTAACAGACCATATTAAAAATTATTTTAAGTGTTCTAGTAAAGAAGCAAAGGAATATATAAATATATTGGCTACCCCAGAAATTAGTCGTATATTAACAAATAGAGGGTTAGATAAAAAAGAAATAAAACCATTATTAAAATGACAAAAGAATTATACACTATGTTAAAAACATCTGCTGAAGCAGATAAAGCTAAAGCATTATTATCACTTGAATTACTGGGTAATAAGGCAGTTGGTATTGGAGACCATTCAACAGAAGATTTTTATAAAAATGCTGAAGAAGCACTTATAAATCTAGTTGATGCAGATGATAGACTTGCAGTACTAAATACATATTTTTCAGACAGTAAAGAACAAATCAATGGGTGATTCAGTCAAAAAATACATGGAGAGTTTAGAAAATAAAATTAATAGTGGGGGGCATTTTGCTTCCAACGCAGTCCAATTATCAAAAGTTATGAGCGATAGAGAAATAATGAACGCCAAATCAGGATCAAAATCAGATATTAAAATATTTGAAAAAGAATACCCTGAATTATCTAAAGAATTTAAACAAATTCAAAAAGAAATGTATGAAATGTTTGCTCGTAAGCATATGGACTATGGTTTAAATAACATTGCTTTAGGCGGAGATATCGTTAATAACAGCGATGATAAACAATTCTCACTAACTGGGTTGTGTATTAGGTTAACGGATAAAATATCACGTTTAAAAAATCTATTAATAAATGGTAGATCATTTGTTGAAGGTGAAGGTATGCAAGATACATTTATTGATGTTGCCAATTATGGAATAATCGGTCTTTTAGTAGGTCGAGACAAATGGAAAAAATAGTTTGGCTAAAAAAATACCTAAAATAGTAAAGGAGATTAAAAATAATCCACCTAAGGAAATTAATTTTGCATATCAAAAGAATATATCCTATTCTCAAATGTCAATTTTCCGAAGTTGTCCTTATCGTTGGAAACTCCAATATAAGGATAAAATTAAAAGATTTAATTCTTCTATACACACTGTATTTGGGACAGCTGTACATGAAGTAATGCAACATTATTTAGATGTAATGTATGAAAAATCTGCAGCTGCTGCTGATAGGGAAATTAATATAGAAGAATTTTTTCAAGAAAAATTTATAGGTGAATATCAAAAACAATACAAAACTAATAATAATGAACATTTTTCTTCTGCTGAAGAAATGAGGGAATTTTTTGAAGATGGAGTAGCTATTTTAGAGTGGTTTAAGAAAAAACGTAGTAGATATTTTAGTAAAAAAGGTACATATTTAGTTGGTTGTGAAATACCAATTGTAATTGCGCCAAATAAAATGTATAACAACATATTATACATGGGGTATCTAGATGTTGTAACATACTGTGAAACAACAGATACATTTAAAATAATCGACATAAAAACCAGTACTAAAGGATGGAACTCATATGATAAGAAAAACGAAGATAAACACTTTCAGTTAATATTATATAAAAAATTCTTTTCTGAACAATATGGAATCCCATTAGATAAAATTGATATTGAGTTTTTTATTGTTAAAAGAAAAGTATTAGATTGGGATGATGAAAAAATAATGTCACCTCATCAAGCATATAGAGTACAAACATTTGTACCTCCTAGTGGGAAAATAAAAATAAATAGAGCTAATAATGCTATAAATGATTTTATAACAGAATGTTTTAGCTCAAATGGAAATATTAAAGAAATAGATTATCCAAAATCACCTTCTAAATGGAATTGTACATTTTGTCCTTATGGGGAAGATAAAGAATTATGTGGAGCAAAGGCGCATTTTGAGTAATACTTATATATGTATAATAAACGTTTTAATAAATAAAGATTATGACAACAAAAAAACCAATGACACTAACTAGTGTTAAAGTCAAGAGCGATTTATTCGAGAATTTTAAAATTGAATGTGTAAAACGTAAATTTTCATTCCAAAAACTTGCCGATCGGGCTTTGTTTTTGTATCTTACAGATGAAGATTTTCGTAAACAAATTACTAATCAAATTAATCTCGAACTAAAGGACAATGAATAAAGACTTTAAATATATCCCTAAGGATAAAAGAAAAAAAATACTTCTAATTTGCGACGATATTAGAGTACATTCTGGAGTTGCTACTATAGCAAAAGAAATTGTATTACATACCTCCCACCACTTTAATTGGGTCCAGATAGCTGGTTCTATAGACCATCCTGAAAAAGGAAAAAGATTAGATTTATCCCAAAATACTAATGAACTTATGGGAATAAATGATTCATCTGTGCTATTGTATCCTGCTTCTGGATATGGGGATTCACAAGTATTAAGATCAATAATTAAATTAGAAAAACCAGATGCACTCTTTTTAATCACAGACCCTAGATATTTTACCTATATTTGGAGTATGGAACAAGAAATTAGAAAAAAAATCCCAATCACTTACTTAAATATTTGGGATGATTACCCAGCTCCTATGTATAATAGACCATATTATGAGGCATGTGATTTATTAATGGGGATTTCAAAACAAACTGTTAATATTAATAAATTAGTATTAAAAGGACATGAAGGTAATAGAATTTTTAAATATGTTCCTCATGGTAAAGATATTACCCATTTTTTCCCACTTATGGATAATGATCTAGATTTAATTAATTTTAAAAAATCTATATTCAAAAACAAAGACCCAGAATTTGTTCTTTATTTTAACTCAAGAAATATCAGAAGAAAACAAATCCCAGATGCTATGATGGCTTTTAGAGCATTTTTAGATTCTTTACCTAAAGAAAAAGCTAAAGATTGTTATATGGTATTAAAAGTTGAAAGAGTAACTAACGCTGGAACTGATTTACCTAAAGTAAAAGAATATTTATTTGATCAAGATTACCACAAAAATGTAATTTTTATAGATTCAAAATTAACTGAACAACAATTAAATTGGTTATATAATATAGCAGATGTTCATATACTATTATCTTCTAATGAAGGTTGGGGGTTAGCTAACACAGAATCTATGTTGGCAGGAACCCCTATTATTGCTAATGTTACAGGAGGCATGCAAGACCAAATGAGATTTATAGATGAAAATGGGAAATGGTTTACACCAAGTGCTGATGTTCCGTCTAATCATAGGGGTACATATAAAGAACATGGTGAATGGGCATTCCCCGTTTACCCAACATCAAGATCAATTCAAGGTTCCCCTCCAACTCCATACATTTATGATGATAGATGTACTTGGGAAGATGCTTTTGAAAGAATTAAAGAATGTTATAATTTAGGTAGAAAAGAACTTAAACGAAGAGGGTTAAAAGGAAGAGAATGGGCTTTAAGTGATGAAGCCGGATTTACTTCTACACATCAAGCAAAAAGAGTAATAAATGCTTTAGACGAGTTATTTGATGTATGGGAACCAAGAGAAAAATATGAAGTAATTAATGCAAATAATTATAAAGGTAAATTTTTAAATCATAAAATTATATATTAATGAGTAAACCAAGATTTGTTATAAGCTGCCCTTTTGATACTTATTCAGGATATGGGGCAAGAGCAAGAGATATAGTTAAAGCTATTATTAAGTTAGATAAATATAAAGTAGAATTATTATCCCAAAAATGGGGTGAAACCTCTTGGGGATTTTGTGAAGACCACCCTGAATGGAGATTTTTATATAAACATATGGCTCCTCAAGATTGGCAAAAAACCCAACCAGAAATTTGGATGCAAATTACAATTCCTAATGAATTTCAACCTATTGGAAAATACAATATCGGTCTAACAGCAGGTATTGAAGCCACCGCATGTAAAGCAGAATGGATAGAAGGTTTAAATAGGATGGATATAAATTGGGTTTCATCACAATTTGCTAAAGATACTTTTGAAAAAATGGTTTATGATAGACAAGATAAAAGAACAGGTCAAATTGTAGGCAAAGTAAAATTAGAAAAACCAATTGAAGTTATTTTTGAGGGAGTAGATGTATCTACTTACAAACCCATAACAAGTGGAGAAATTAAAACAATTAATTTTAAAGATATAAAAGAAGAATTTTGTTACTTGTTTGTTGGACATTGGATGCAAGGAGAATATGGACACGACAGAAAAAATGTTGGTGTATTAGTTAATGCTTTTTATGAAAGCTTTAAAAAAGGCATAGGTAAAAAACCAGCACTTATTTTAAAATCTTCAATTGGGGTAGCTTCATACAGTAGTAGGGATAATATTTTAGATAAAATTAAACAAATTAGAGACTTACATGGTAAAGCTAATTTACCTAACATTTATCTATTAAATGGGGAATTTGATGATTCAGAAATGAATGAATTGTATAACCATCCTAAAGTTAAAGCCATGGTTAGTCTTACTAAGGGGGAAGGATTTGGTCGACCTTTATTAGAATTTGCTACTACAGGTAAACCTATTATAGCTTCAGGTTGGAGTGGTCATATAGATTTTTTAAAAACTGAATATAATGTTTTACTTCCTGGTAAATTAGAAAATGTTCATGGATCAGCTTCTAATAATTGGTTAATAAAAGAAGCTAAATGGTTTCAAGTTGACCCCCAAAATTCTATCAGTTCCTTAAGACAAGTGTATAAACATTATAAAAAACATTTATCTCGATCTAGAAAACAAAAAAAGTATATTAAAGATACCTTTAGCTGGGATAAAATGAAAGACTTAGTAGAAGATCAACTTAATAAAAACCTCCCAGATTTTCCAAAAATGAATACACTAAATTTATCTAATATTGGTTTACCTAAACTAAATAAAATATAATATGAATCATGATGAAATAATAAATTGCCCTAAATCCGGAGGAGATTTATGTTATAAAACAGAAATAAATAAAGATATTACTAATTATTATAGTTTATCATGTGGTTTTTGGACTAATACTTTAATGTTAGAAGGTTCTGAATTTTATAAGGAACAAGTAGATGTTTTACCTGAAATTTATAAAGATTTAGCATGGACTGATCCTAAAACTAAATTAATATGGTTACCTAATACTGTTAATGTTAAAGAAAATGGTATGATATTCGCCTCAGGTACAGATGTAGAAAATTGGAATTGGGGTGCAGTAAAAGCTATTGAAATACCAAAAGAAGAACAAGAAAAATATAAAGGCGAAAAACATAGAGCTGATATGACTACTATAAAATATTTTAAAGAACGTGATTTTATAGATGCTCTTTCATATATTGGATTATTACCAGAATAGAAAAATATGAAAATAAGTTATGCAATAACAGTATGTAATGAGTTTCTTGAAATACAGAAACTTGTCCCATTTCTATTAGAAAATAAGAGAATAAAAGATGAAATAGTTATTCTATATGATAGCAAAAATGGTGATCCTGAAGTATTAAATTATTTATTGAAATTCAATAAACTACCTAATGTACAGACATGGAGGGGATTTGATTTTAATGGTCATTTTGCTGACTGGAAAAACCAATTAACAGAATATTGTTCAGGAGATTATATATTCCAAATAGATGCTGATGAAATGCCTCATCAAGTGTTACTAGGTTACCTCCCAGAAATATTAGGTAATAACCCTGATAATGAAGTATATTTAGTTCCTAGAGTAAATACAGTTGAGGGGTTAACTGATGAACATATTAAAAAGTGGGGATGGAATGTAGATGATAAGGGTTGGGTAAATTATCCTGATTACCAATGGCGTATATGGAAAAATAAACCTGAAATTAAATGGAAAAATAAGGTACATGAGGTTTTAGAAGGTTTTAAAACATATGCTCCTATTCCACCAACTGAACAATTATCTTTATACCATCCTAAAACAATTGATCGCCAAGAAAAACAAAACGCATATTACGACACGTTATGAGACAGTGGTTCATTATAAATGATCAAATTATTGATGCAGGGGTTAATGTAGATTATTTAGGAGTACATAAAAATGATCTAGAAAATATTAAAGATGTTTCTTTACCAAAAGATTACGATGGTTGGTTCCCTTTTATGGGGATGTGTTATAGCATAGGAGATTTAGGAATACGAAGTGGAATCTTTGAAGCATTAAAGAAAAAATATCCTAAAATTAAAATAGCTTTACCAACAAAGGAATATGTAAAACAAATGATTCCTGGAGTTAATAATTGGAGTTACCAAGGGAAAAATAAAGCATTAGATAATAAAGATATTATCCATAAAAATAACCCTTATATTGATAAATTTTTTAGTAAAGGAGAATTCACCCGAGTATTTACAGACCATGATCGTTGTTATAGTTCTTTAATCCACGATGGTGAAATGATAAGATCTTGTGATGAACCACTTGCTGAACAAATTTTAAGAAGATTTGGGTTTACAGATGAAGACTTAAAAAATATAGATTCAAGACCTAAATTATATTTTGATCAAGAAGAAATAGACAAATGTGAAGGTATTATCAAAAAGAATTTTGGAGATGAATCCTATGGGTGCTTATTATTTGCCTCAAGAATAGAAAGCTTAAGGGGGAGGTGGGACTATGATCATCATTTAATTAAAGAAACTAAAGAATATCATGGTAAACCTGTATTTTATTTTAGTGAATTTGATATTAAAACTACACAATGGGGTGAATGTTTTCCTAATAGTATAGACTTTTCAAAATTAGGGTTATCTCTAAGAGAACAGATCTACATTAAAAGTAAGGCATTATTTAATATTGGATACCAAGCAGGTATAACGGATGCTGCAAGTGGTAAAGATACTAAAACTATAACTTTATGTCCCTATAGCACTATAAGAGAATGTTGTATTAGAGGAACCAAATATGTTTATAAGGACGGGTCAGTAAAACAATTTTAAAATGAAAATAGCATTTTTAACAGAAATGGGATTTAATGGGAAAGTATCTAATGATCATCCTAATATGAGAACTGAATTTGCATGGATGAATGCTTTAGATGCTGATCATTTCAATCTCAGACAAATTGAAAATGTTAAAAACTATGATGCTGTACTTTTAATACTACCTAAAGGACAAGTTTATTTAAGTGCTGATGGAGGAGTTTCTCTTTCTTCTAAAGAAAACCCAATTAGTGATATTTTAAAATTTCCTTATAAAGAAGTACTTACTAAACAAGATAATAAAAAAGTATTTTATGTTCAAGAAGGTCCTACTTGGTGGTTTAATGATTATGAAGTTCATAACCAAATTTACTTTTACAACCAACTTCAATCTTTTGATGGTATTTTAGCCCATAATGAACATGACGTAAAATTTTATAAAGGATTATTTCCAACTAAACCTGTACAAGCCATAGGAACTTTAATGAGGGATTTTTATATTAAAAATATAACTCCTAAAACTGAAGATAAAACTTTAATAGGGGGTAATTTTTCTCATTGGTATGGAGGATTTCAAAGTTATTATGTAGCTCAAGAATTTAATAATCCAATTTGGGCTCAAGAATCACATAGCAAAAGAATAAATGAAGACCAATTACCTAATTTAAACCATTTTCCAAGATTAATTTGGAATGATTGGATTACAGAACTAGCTAATTTTAAATATGCTGTACATTTAATGCCTACTATTGCAGCCGGAACTTTTAGTTTAAATTGTGCCTATTTTGGTATACCCTGTATTGGTAACGAATTAGTAGATACTCAATATAGATGCTTTCCAGATTTATCAGTAAATGTTGAAGATATAGAAGGAGCACGTAAATTATCCCTTTTATTAAGAGATAATCCTGAGTTTTATAAAGAATGTAGCTTAAAAGCTAAAGAAAATTATCAAAAATATTATAATGTAGAAACATGGAAAACAAATATATTAAACATACTGTCATAATTCCTAGTCATAACACATTAGAACACTTAAAAAATACTTATCAAAGTATAAAAAAGTATGCGCCTAAAGTTAATATGATTATTATAGATGATGCCTCAGAAGATGAAACTTCAAAGTGGCTATTAAATCTTAATGATGATTATCTACAAACTATAATTTCTAAAGATAGAAAAGGACATACATATTGGTACGATGAAGGTATGAGATTAGCAAAGACTGATATAGTTTCTATCTTACATTCAGATATGATCATAGGCCCAGGCTATTTTGAAAATATGTTAAAGCATTTAGAAAAAGGTAAAGTAGTATGCGCTACTAGGATTGAACCCCCTATACACCCAGCGGGACTCGAAAAGCATGTTCAACATTTTGGTATTGATTACGATGATTTTAATTGGGAAGCATTTGAAAATTTTTGTATTGAAACTTCTAATAAAGATAAAAATATTACTACTCAAGGAATATTCGCACCCTGGATGTTATATAAAGAAGACCATTTATCCATTGGAGGTCATGACCAGAGGTTTGCTCCCTATGGTTACGAAGATTCAGATATATTTAATAGATGGATTTTAGCAGGTTATGAAATGGTACAGTCAAGGGATTCTTTGTGTTACCATATGACTTGTAGAGGTCAT